TCATTCTATCGAAAATGACAGTGCGAACTATCATGGGGATTGGTTAAGAGGTGGCCCCGATATAACGCTAAAAGAAGGGGCTAAAAAGAAATTAGCCGCACTGCATAAGAATCTAAACCAAACGTAAAACAAAAGGAAGTAACGCATGATCGTAATTACAGCAGTAAATAAAACCCATCAAGCCACTGTAAACCGCATGTATATCGCGGATCGTAAGTATTCAGACTTAGTGAATGCTAACGATGTAATAGCGGATACCGGCGAGTTTGAATACCCAGAAGATAACAAGCTGTATCGCCAAGGCATGGTTAGGCAGGAGAGGGCTTTTGACACGTTTATAACGCACTGGGACACATTGCCTAAGCGTGAACAAAAGAACGCTGAACGCCAGTACAAAGCCATCCACGGCTATTCAATGAACTAGATAAATAACTAAAAGGAAGCAAAACAATGAAGACTAAAACCCAAGTATACGCAAAAGCACAACGGTTAAGCGTCACGTTAAGGCACTCAATGCACAACCAAACCACAATTAATACAAACGAAAGGCCTTACTATTATGACAACGTACAAACAGCGTTGAGCGCGTCTACAGCTATACACTGGCAAGATGTTTGGGATAGTTTAGCCATACGTCAGTCACAACTAAAAGGATAATTACGCCATGACCACTATTAAAAGCCCTAACGCTCTCGAATATCACCTAGGCTGGGAAAAGGCGGCTGTAAAGGCTCATTTTAAAGCCAACCTTAAGCCGGGCGACATCGTGTTAAGCGTTACAACAAGCCAATCCGGCCCAAACGTCACTGAATATCGTTTTATGACGGTTGAAAGTCTAACCAACGTCAGGTTTAAGCTTACCGGGGCGACTGGTCACAACTACAAGTCGAGAACCTTCTACTTTACAGGCCAGAGCTGCACGGAACCACATGGTCAGGCTCGTATAATCCCATTTCATTGGGGTATGCGTCATTACCTATTCACTGATAAGCCAGTTAATACCTTGGCGTGTAACTTTGTACAAGATCACGTCATTAAAATACTTGCTCATACCCATTAAACCAGAAGCATTGTCGTAGATCATGCCAGACGTGATCTACCGCAACTCTTTTGAGTTGACTCAAGGCAGAAACTTTAAATATTTCATACTATTAGGCCTTGTTTTCCCGTACACTCTACCAACTCTTAGTAGTTGTTGGGCTGTACAACGCCAGTTAGGAGGAGTTATTCATTATGTATAATAATTATGGTTACCTAGTACCTGTTTTTTGGACACTAATTGCTATGGTTATAGGCACAATGAGATACTTCAGCTAACGCATTGGCAAGCTAACCGGGGGCTAAAATGACCATGTGTCAATACAAGGCCCTCTTGCTAAGAGCGGAAGATAAAGACCCTACTTAAAGACTACCCTAAGACCACAGTGAAGGAAGAAGACCATAAAAAGAATAGATGGTAGACTTCCCCAACTGTAGACTTAAAGTAATCGTAGAGGTCTGCATCATATAGTCTGTCCTACATACGGAAACCGTAGGCTGACAGTAAAACCACTCAGGAGGGATGTCCAATGGCTTTACATCATAAAGCTACTGACAATAAGTCCAAAACTGCTAGAAAGCAAGGTGGCTTGGTCGTCAAAACACTTAGAACTACGAACGAATACACCCAACGTGAGCTAGCTCATAAAGTGGGTTTAGAGTATTACACTTTTATCAGTCAGATCGAAGCAGGTGTAGGTAAAATACCACCGGCTAAGTACAAAGCTTTTGCAGATGCCTTTGGCGTTGATGTGAAACGTTTCGTACGTGAGCTGATGAAGTTTTATGACCCTGAAACGTTTGAAGTTCTGTTTGACGCTAAGCGTACTGAACCCACAGATTATGAAGCACTAAAGCAAGCCTTATAGGAGGTAGAATGAATCTAGAGCGTGGCATCAGAGAACTGTTCACGGAGTTATGTGGAAAACAGTCAGAGGTGGTTGTAGGTAGTACAGATGAGGGTGATAAATGGTACTCAAATGGACCATATCACCTTGCATTAAGCTCGTTTGACAATAATGTAGCTTTATTCAAGGATTGGAAGCTAGTAGCCATAGCTCCATCGCTAGTTCTTATGCTGACGGTGGTTTTAAGCAACCTTGAATAAACAGCAAACCTTTGTCGTGAATGACAGTATATACTTTAGTTATATGTCTACTAAAAGAAGGAGTAAATCATGACTAAGTTATTCCGTAGGACGGACAGCTCCGGTAAAGTTTTATCGCAGAACTGGAACTTCCACCTAAACGGTCAACGTAAGTCGACTGGATGTAAGACCAAACGCGAAGCTATGGAAATAGCCACGTTAATGGTTCAGAGAGAACTCTCACATAAACATGCCGGGTTAAATTCCGAGGCTTCTATAGATGAAGTTGTGGCGTTGTACGTTAAGCGTCAGACCCTTATGTCAGAGTCAGGTAAAGGACAGGCTGAGGCCTTCCAGAAGCGTATATGCGGACAGTTTCCGCTTGATGAGTTGTACCGGGTGCCTAACCGCATCGTCCCATACAGCCTCAAGACAAAGCGCCTCTGGTCTACCATAACTAATAGGGATTTAGATGCCATCATCATGCATCGCAAAGAAGAAGGATACGCTAATGCATCGATCAACAAAGAGATCGACCAGCTACATGCTATCCAGAAGCAATGCAAGAAGTCATGGGGCATCAAGATCAACCACGAGCTGGACTTTGACGATCTGAAGTTAAAGGTTAAGAAGAAAAGACGTGCTGCTTCAGAAGTTGAGGAGCAAAGGTTAATCGATGCAATGAATCCTGTTACGAAGACTTACTTAAACAAGTGTACGTGGGAGCGAGCACCTCGCAACCAAAGGTTGTGGGCTGTGGACACCTTCCATTTGCTAATAACCTACCTCGATACTGGAGTCAGATCGTCTGAAGGCAGGAACATGCTTTGGGATGAGGTCGACACAGTGAACTGGTTAGGCGTTAAGGTCTATCGTTCTAAGACAGATCGCACGGACATGCTGCAGCTGACTGACCGTCTACGTGAAGTGCTGCAGACTCGGTTTAAGTATCGTGATGTAAGGAACTCAAAGTTTGTGTTCCCACATGCCTTCGATAATGAAAAGTCTAAGACTGGATGCCTAGGTGCCTTACGCAAGGGTATCGACAGAGCAGGTCTAAACGACCCTGACACCGTCAAGCGTCACGGTAAGTTTACGGTTCACTCATTACGTGATTCGTATGCCACCAGACTGACAGAGCAGGGCATCATACCTTCGGAACTAATGCATCTATTAGGTCACGCTAACGAGGAGATGAGTATGAAATACATTCATATGCGCCCCTCTGATGCTATTACCAAAGGTACTTTGTTGCGTAATGATGTAGCAGGTGTTCTACCAGAGGGTTTGGGAGGCACATTAGTAGATGCTTATAATGAGAACCGTCTGTAAGTCTTTGATTTGACAGACATGATTAAGTTTACTGTACAGACATAATGCAGACAGTTTACTAGTAGTAACCGGCAAAGCGTTGATTTTATTAGATAATATCATTACACTCAGAGTCATCCACAGGCCACGGGGATAAGTCTAGCACTATCTCTGTAACCCCCGTAGCCTGTGGAATCCTCCCAATTATGTACCCATTTGACCACCTCATTGGCGTGTGAAAGGGGTACAGTAAACCTATGACTAAGACCTTGTAACTAGTAGAGTTAAGGGCGATTTAAGGGGTTGTTGAACGTGACAGACATAATACAGACAGAAAGTGCATCTGAGAATACTCTGCGTATAACTGAGAAGGAAAGAGAGATCTATTGGGAAGCCGCTGCCATTGACAGGGGAAAAGACCGTTATAGAGGGACGTTTAGTACAGTAAAGGTTGGACGTGATGGAACTGTTAAACATGAATCAGCCGAGTTAGGGGACGTAGCGCCCGGTCAAATCATATTGAAGGAAATGATGCTTCATGCTGTTCCATACTTCCAAGCCGCCATCGAAGAAGCGAAGCGAGAAATCACTTCAGGACGCCGTGGTGCTCATAAAGAATGGTGGTGGTTGATCGGCTGGTTGACAGCTGAGGAGATTGCCTTAGTTACAGCCAGAACAATCCTAACTGAGAGAGCCAGTGGTGATTCTTACCAAGGGCGTTCAGCCACAGGTTTGAACCTACGCATAGGCCAAGCCGTTAAGGAACAGATTGAATTCAACAGGTGGAAAAAGAACTCCAAGATCTTAGCAGCTGACCAAGGCGGCTTTGATTTTGCTGCTTGGCTAATCACTAAAGTGGGTGGCACGATTAACCGCCGCACATGGTCACGTTGGAAGGCTAAGATGGACGCCATAGAGAACGAGGAATGGCCCTCAGACACGCGTGTTCAGATAGGGGCTAAGTTGTTGGACCTTATGATTAAACACGGTGGCGGGTGGTTTGAGGACCGCCTAGTCTACAAGACGGGAAAGACTGAGAGGCGGGTGTTTCTCAGCGAAGCAGCACAGCAGGCCATCACGGATATCAACGCACAATTGGAAGTGAATCGTCCTTATATGGTGCCGATGCGCTGCCAACCTAATCCTTGGGAGCATAAGTACAATGATGAGGGCAAGCTAACTGGGTTTACAGGCGGCTATGAGATTATTCAGCACAAGATTATGCGGTCTGGTATGTACAAACACACAGCCAGCTACCCGGAAGCCTTGAGCGATAAGTTTCTAGACGCCATAAACGTGGTGCAGTCCACTGAGTGGCAAGTAAATGATTTCATTCTTGACACAATGTTAGTTATACGTGCAGAAGGTGGGGAGTTAGGTGGTATGCCTGCCCTTGAAAACGATCCACTACCTGCCAAGCTCACAGATGAGGAATGGGATCTTATGGATCAGACTGAACGCACTGAATTGAAGCTTATGATAAGCCGAATTCACGAGGACAACGCTAAGATGCAATCCAAACGTGAATCACTAATCCGCAAACTTGATATGGCCCGTAGCTTACGCGGTGAAACTACTTATTAGTTTATAAGAACCACTTATTAGTACATGAGAACTAAAACATGACCAAACGAATTTCATCACGACACACATACCCACACTTTGCAGATTTCCGTACACGTTTATACCCTATGGCGCAGGACTTGAACCCACAGGGTGACCAGATCTGTAAGGGTCTGTTGCAATTCCACCACGCCAAGCCGTTAGGTGACCGAGGGCTTCACTGGTTGAAGGTTTCGTTAGCCAACACAGCAGGGCAGGATAAAGCCACATGGGCTGAGCGGATAGCTTGGGTAGATAAAAACCACGACTTAATCGTTGACTCAGGTCTAAACCCTCTGGACGGTGACCGTTTGTGGGCAGATGAGTCCATCGATGAGCCATACGTTTTTCTAGCGACAGCCCGTGAGTATGCATTGGCTACAAGGCTTGATAATCCTGCACATTTCCTTAGCCGTACGGTCTGTGCCATGGACGGAGTATGTAATGGAATGCAAATCCTATCTCTATTAGGTAAGGACTCAGCCGGTGCGGTTAAGACCAACTGTAGCAGCCTCCAGAAACGCTATGACCTGTACACAGAGGTAATGGATGCCGTGATTAAGCTTAATAATGATTGCGCTCTACAAGGCCGAGAGGAGGCCTTAGCGTGGATGGGAAACATCAAAAGGGTAACAGTGAAACGAGCAATAATGACAACGCCCTACGGCGTTACACCTCGTGGAATAGCCAGCCAGTTAGTGAAGGATGGCTTCTGTGATAACCTTGATGGTCGTAAAGGAACCAACGCTGCTTACATGCGTGACCTTATAGTTGAAGCTCTAAAGGATGTGGTGACTTCTGCCTCTACTATCATGGAATACTTCCAGCAATGTGCTAAAGCTCTCGCAGCACAGGAGATCCCGCTTAAGTGGGTGACGCCAACCGGTGTAGAATGCACACAGGCTTACCATAAGCTGCGTAAAACTAAGGTTACGACACTGATGGGACAGTTTTCTTTGTGGGATGAGGACTCAGACTTAGGCCTTGATGAGCGCAAGAACTACCTAGCTGCCAGCCCTAACGTCATTCACAGCTTTGATGCTGGGTTACTCCAGAGTGTGGCACTTCGCCTCAAGAATGATTACGGAGTTAGCTCCACCGCCTTTATACACGACAGTTATGGTGTCCACCACGGACAGTTAGACTGCGGAGAGAATGCGGTTGATGTCCTCCATAAGGTAATCAGGGAAGAAGCGCACCGAATCTTCAGCGGTAACTACCTGACTGAGTTCCGGGAGCACATCCATTCCTATGCACCACATGTAGAACTGCCTATGCCTCCAGCTCAAGGTGATTTTAACGTGGATGAACTATTAAACTCTCCTTACTTCTTCAGCTAGAAAGTACAGTAAACCTTTGACAATAAAGGGGTGGTCAATAGGGGGGCCTCTTGCTAAGAAACGCGATTTGGAGGTTTCAAATGCACGAACTATTAAGTCTAGGTGATAGCGAACTCTCTTCCGAGGTGCTCTATCACTTGATTCACGGTCAGCCATTCCCGGTTGACCTATCGATCAAGCTTAACGAACTGGGAATTGATCCCATCAAACTACAAAACCAATACGATATCTAAAGGATACAAAAGAATGACTAAGAAGAATTTCATCAAAGTTCTAACACCAGTAGGCGTAGCAGCATACGCATGGATCGCTCGTCCTGACTCAGGTCACGAGTTCAGTGATGGCAAGTATAAGACAACACTTACTATGGACCCTTCACAACCCGGCGTTACTGAAGGCCTAGCTAAGCTTGAAGCTGCCGTTAAGGAAGCTGCCATCGCAGAGTGGGGCAAGCTACCTAAAGTATATCGTTCGCCTATTAAGAGCGGTGACGACATTGCTGATGAGAAGGAAGGCAAAGAAGATTTACGCGGTATGTTCCAGCTAACCAGTAAGTCTAAGTTCCAACCCGGCATGGTAGATGCTCAACGCAACGAGCTACCAGAAGATGTGTTTGTAAGTTCTGGCGATACCATCCGTATCTCAGCTGTACTAATCCCATACACAGCAGGCGGTATGAAAGGTGTAGCCCTTCAACTACGAAACGTTCAGCTCCTAGAGCAACGCTCAGCATCATCAGGTGGTGACGAGTTCGATGATGAAGATGGTTACTCAACTGAGTTCTCAAGCTCCAACATCCCGCCCACACCAACTCCTAATGAAGGCTCAAATGACGAAGGCGAACCAGAAGACTTTTAACATACCCGCTAGTGCCTCTTATTTCCTCCTACCAGTTCAGCCAGTACCAGCCTCCCGTCCTCGGATCGGGCGGTTTGGTGCGTACTACGGCAAGAACTATGAGCAGTTCCGTAAGGAATCTCAGCCTATCTGTAACCAAGCTAAGTTCACGATCACTGACAGACCACTAAGACTGTGGATGGAGTGTGTCGTGCTTAAGCCTAAGCAGGGAAAGTTGAGATACCCAAGGGGAGATATTGATAACTATATCAAAGGCCCACTTGATGTCATGACCAAGGCTGAGAAGTTTTGGAATGATGATGACCAGATAGTGGAATTACTAGCATCAAAACGATACTGCGTAGGCGATGAGCCTTGCGGCATTCATATCTACTTTGAACCCATTGAAGACCAACCATACAAATAGGTACAGCTCATGTCCGAATGGATAGACACCCATATTTCCTGCCCTCTATGCCCATCCAGTGATGGATACAGCGTGAACGATGAGGGTTGGGGTACATGTTTTAGCTGTGGCGGTAAGACTCCACCAGAAGACTCAACGAAGGCAACACGAATGACTAAAAGAACACCAAAGAAAGCACAATCCTTACTCGACACGGGTGTCTATAAGGCCCTAGTTAAACGAAACATTGACGACCATATCTGTAAGAAGTTTGGATACTCAATTGGAGAAGATAACCAAGGCAATACTGTTCAGATAGCAGCATATCGTGACAACAACGGGCAGATAATTGCTCAGAAATTACGCTATGCAGGCAAGAAGTTCCTTAGTACTGGTGATATGAAGAGCGCCCTTATGTTTGGGCAGCACCTTTGGAAGGCAGGCGGCAAGCGTTTGGTAATTACCGAAGGTGAGATCGACTGCCTTGCCTATGCCACCGTGACCAACGGTACGTGGGCTGTGGTATCTGTTAAATCAGGTGCCCAATCGGCCAAGGCTGATATCAAACAGCATCTTGAGTTCATTGAGAGCTATGAAAATGTCACCTTCCTGATGGATCAAGACGCACCGGGCATTGAGGCGGCGCATGAATGTGCTGCATTACTCAGTCCCGGCAAAGCTTTCATAGCTACACTGCCACTTAAAGACGCTGGTGAAATGCTAGAGCAACATCGTGCTAAAGAATTAATGTCTGCAGTCTACGATGCTAAAGCGTTCAGACCTGATGGGATACTGTCCGGCGCGGACATCTCAATGGAAGACTTACTTGCGGTTGTAAAGCCGGGGTATTCAATTCCATATCCTGAATTAGGTAAGAAGTTACATGGTCTGCGTAAGCGTGAGCTAACCCTCATGACTGCCGGATCAGGCATTGGTAAGTCTACTCTCGCTAGGGAGATAGGCTACCACCTCGTTAAAGAGCACGGCCTTAAGATTGGCAACGTGTTCCTTGAAGAGTCCTACACCAAGACAGCACACGGTTACATTGCAATAGATAACAATGTTCCCTTGGGCCGCTTGCGTGAGGAGCCTAACTGCATCACACCAACTGCATACCAGAAGTCATTAGATGAAGTGGTTAAAACCCAATACTTCTATGACCACTTTGGCTCCATCGACTCAGCAAACCTCATATCAAAACTTAAGTACATGGCTACTAGCTTGGACTGTGACTTCCTTATTCTGGATCACATATCAATCGTTGTGTCTGGACAAAAGTCTAGTGGTGAGGGTGAGCGGAAGGACATTGACCTACTCATGACCGCATTGCGTGGTCTGGTAGAACAAACAGGTGTTGGCTTAATTGCTATCACCCATCTTAAGCGTCCCGATGGTGGCCGTAAATCATATAACGAAGGTGGTCGAGTAACCCTGCAGGATCTGCGTGGTTCAGCATCACTGGAACAATTATCAGACAACATTATTGCCGTAGAGCGTGACCAACAAGGGGATAACCCTGACCAATCACGCATCCGTGTCCTTAAGAACCGTGAATTCGGTGACCTTGGGGAGGCTGATCTCAACGAATACAACCTAGTTACTGGACGCCTACTACCCGCCCCGGAGAGTAAGGCTCCTACTAGCTTTGGTGACTTCGATGATGGGGGTGACGATGTTCCGTTCTAAAAGGATTCAAAATGAAAGTACTTGTCGCAGATCTGGAGGCCAACGGCCTTCTTGACACTATTAATCGCCACTGGTGCCTATCAGTTGGCGACCCTAAGACCGAAGAAATTACATGTTATGCAGACCAGCCGGGCTTTCCTCCGCTAGCAGAAGGCTATGCGTTATTGGCTACGGCAGACCGCGTAGTATTTCATAACGGTCTAGGGTATGACCTTCATGCTATCAACATGATCGTCCCTAACACGTTACGGTTTGACCAAGTGTATGACACCTTGGTTCTATCGAAGATGCTCTTCCCTGACAGACGTTCCCACGCCTTAGCAGCGTGGGGTGAAGACCTTGGGTTCCCGAAGATGGACTTCTCTGACTTCTCCAAGTGGCATCCCATGATGGGAACCTATTGCAACCAAGATGTACTTGTCACCATGAAAGTATACAAGCGTCTGCAGAAGGAGCTACTAGGGTGGTTCAAGCTGAAGCAAGTGGACTGGCGTCCCGCCGTCAAGCTGGAACACAAGGTCGCATTCTGTCTCCACCTACAGGAGCAGCACGGCTTTAAGTTAGACATGCCTAAGTTAACCGAACTCTACATTGAACTGTCAGGTGAGAAGTTTGACATTGAGCGGGGGCTACAAGAGATGTTCACGCCTGTGATTATCCCTGAGAAGGGTACATGGGACTGGACGTTGAGACAGTGGAATCAAGTAGAAGTCACTGTACCGAAGGTTGGAAACAAGGGAAGGGGAGTTACTAAAGGTGTTCCATACACCAAGATTACTCTTCAACCTTTCAACCCCGGCTCACGCCCACAGTGTACCTACCGTATCAGTAAGGCTCACCTAGATTGGCAACCCGTCAAGCTTACACCCTCTGGTATCCCTCAGATTAATGAGGCTACCTTGAAGAACCTTGAGTACCCAGAAGCTGCCATCCTTAATCGCTACTTACGAATCAGTAAGCAGCTCGGTCAGGTATCTGAGGGTGCTAATGCGTGGATGAAGCTAGAAAAGAATGGACGTATTCATGGTCGTGTTAACCAATGTGGCGCACGTACCCACCGTATGTCTCACTTCTCTCCTAACGTAGCTCAAGTGGACAAGAAGGACCTCCGAATGCGTGAGGTCTGGACTGCCAACACAGGCGATAAGCTTGTTGGTTGTGACGCTGAGGGTCTGGAGTTACGAGGATTAGCTAACAGACTATTCTTCTGGGACAAAGGTGCCTATGCCAAAGCCGTTATCTACGGTGACAAAGCGTTAGGTACGGATGCTCACAGTCGCACCATGAAGGCAGCAGGTATGCCCGACCGCGATTCTAGTAAGACACTAATTTACGCCACGTTATATGGTTCAGGTAACCCTAACCTAGGGCAGATCTATGTGTCCGCGTGGAAGAAGCACGGTGTTATTAAGAAGGGTCGGTTGCCGGGAATTGGTAAGCGTATTCGTGATGACCTAGCCAAGGGTATCAAAGGCTTAGATAAGCTTACTGAGCTATGTAAGAAGCGTACCCGTGAGCAGAGTTACCTTAAGAGTGCTGATGGTAGAGCCATTATTTCAACCTCAGAACACTCATCATTAAATAGTTTGCTGCAGTCCGATGGAGCTGTAGTTATGAAGGAGGCTCTAGCCCACTTTCACTTTGTCCTTTGTGTCCGTGAAGGACATGTAGACCCTACCACCTACTACCCTAAAACCTTCGACTACTGCGCCAACGTCCATGACGAAGTGCAGATGTCGGTACGTCCCGCTCACGCTGATGCTATTGGCAAACTGTTTGCTCAAGGCATTAAAGAAGCTGGTGAAAATTTAAACATGAATTGTGAGCTTGCAGGAGCTTATGAAATTGGAAACAACTGGAAGGATACCCACTAAATGAATACCTATAACGTAACAATCGAACTTAGCATCACTAAAGACATAGCAGTTTACGCCTCATCTAAAGACGAAGCAGTCGAGGGTGCTATGGCTATGTTCTTTGAAGCCCCTGAAGACGATGAGAACTTCAACATGAAAGTCCAAGATGTTTCTATCATTGAGGATGAATAATGTACGGATTAATTGACGGCGACATCATCGCCTTTCGCAGCGCAATCTCAGCTCAAGAGAACTGGGATGATGAAATAGTAGTTGATAGTCGTAAGGCCTGTCGCAACGCAGACAAACTCATAGCTGAGTGGATGCATGGTGCTCGCGTTAAGAAACCTATCCTTTGTTTAAGCCCTAAGAATGGCGGTAACTTCCGTAAGGTTATCAACCCTGAGTACAAGGCCAATCGTAAGGGCGTGGACAAACCTGTTGTCTACAACAAAGTGATTGAGCATCTGGAAAAGAACTACCGTGTAAGTCGTATCGAAGGACTAGAAGCTGACGATGTGATGGGTATCTACGGAAGCATGCCTAGGCTTAAGGGGTCTGTCGTTATCACAATTGATAAAGACCTACTCACTATCCCATGTAAGTTGTTCAACCCCTACAAAATGAAACGCCCACAGCTTATCCGTCAGTTCAGTGCGGATCACGCGTGGATGGTTCAGACGCTTATGGGTGACAAGACAGATGGTTATGCCGGAGCAAAAGGCATAGGCCCTAAGAAAGCCGAAGCTGCTCTTGCTGACTGCAACAGTGTTGCTGAAATGTGGGAGGCAGTTATCTCACTGTACCGTCAGAAAGAACAGACCGTAGAAGAAGCCTTACTCAACACACGTATGGCCCGAATCCTAAGACACGATGATTACGATTTAGAAAACCACCGCATCAAACTATGGGGACCTAATGGTCACGATTGGTTGGAGCTAGAAGGAGAAGCAGATGGAGCACTTGTTTAACGCACTAGGTGATCTAGTACAGGCAGTCACATGGGCAGGCTTAACTCTGTTTGGCTTCTATCTGATGGACCTATTATTAAATCCTGGCATTGCCGAAACAGAAGACGAGAAGGACGAAGAAAAATGATTATAAAATTTTATACCGAGGGGTGTTCCCCTTGTTACGCAATGTCTGTCCTCCTAGACAAGATGATGGTTGAGTACGATGAAATTGATATTGGTAAAGATATGGAATCGGCTATTGACCACCGTGTTAGTAGCGTTCCTACACTTATTAATACTGCTGATGGTTCTCGGTTGGTTGGCTTCAAAGATAAGAAAACGGTGGAGGATTGGATAAATGCTAATCACGGTTGATTACTCACGCAACGAACTTCTCTCAGAGCAAGCTCATACCTTACTCACTGACTACTACTGTCGTGAGGGTGAGGACCCACAAGATGCATATGCCCGTGCCGCTACTGCATTCTGTCGTAACGACTACGAGTTAGCACAACGTATATATGACTATGCCAGTAAAGGCTGGTTCATGTTTTCATCACCAATCTTATCTAATGCCCCAGCGCAAGGAGAGAAAGTCCGTGGACTACCTATTAGTTGTTTCCTTAGTTACGTGCCTGACAGCTTGGACGGTCTTATCGGACATAGCACCGAACTTAGATGGCTATCTGTTAAAGGTGGTGGAGTGGGCGGTCATTGGTCTGACATCCGCAGCGTTAGTGACGTTGCTCCTAGTCCGATACCTTTCCTGAAGACTGTCGATAGTGACATGACTGCCTACAGACAGGGCAAGACTCGCAAGGGTTCTTACGCTGCCTACATGGACATCAGCCACCCAGACATCATTGAGTTCATCAACATCCGTGTACCTACAGGTGGTGACCCTAACCGTAAGGCGTTCAATATTCACAACGCAGTGAACATCCCTGATTCATTCATGGATGCTGTGAACGCTGGCGGTCAGTGGGATCTTGTAGACCCTAATGACCAAACAGTTCGGGACACAATCCCTGCTCGTGACCTATGGGAACGTCTGATTGAAACGCGCTTCCGTACAGGTGAGCCTTACCTTAACTTCATTGATGAGGCTAACAGGCATCTACCACCAGCTATGAAAGAGAAAGGCTTATCCATTCACGGTTCAAACCTGTGCAATGAGATACACCTACCTACTTCAGCAGAACGTACAGCAGTGTGTTGTTTGTCTAGTGTGAACCTAGAGCATTACGAACACTGGAAGAACACCACTATGGTGGCTGACCTAATCGAGATGCTTGATAACGTCATTAGCTTCTTCTGTTTCCACGCACCTAAAGAACTCCGCAAGGCAGTCTTCAGTGCTACTCAGGAACGTAGCTTAGGCTTAGGTGCTATGGGTTTCCACTCAGCGTTACAACGTGCAGGCATTCCTTGGGAATCTCCAATGGCTACCTCGTACAACACTGACATGTTCACTCATATCAAAGCACAGGCTAAGGCTGCCACAGTCCACCTTGCTGAAGAGCGTGGTGCATGTCCTGATGTTGAAGGTGTACGTAACTCTCACCTGATGGCTATAGCTCCTAATGCTAACTCTTCAATCATTGCTGGATGTTCAGCGTCCATAGAACCTTTGAAGTCCAACGCGTTTACTCACCGTACCCGTGTAGGTGCTCACCTTGTCCGTAACCCTTACCTTGATAAAGTCATTAAGAAACATGCTGAGTTATGGCATCTTAGTTCTAATGTCTGGGTGGAAGAACAGTGGACGTCAGTCATCTTAAATGAAGGCAGTGTACAGCACTTAAAGTGGATGGATGCTTGGGATAAAGAAATATACAAGACAGCTTTCGAGCTAGACCAAAGATGGGTAGTAGACCATGCAGCAGAACGTCAACCATACATCTGCCAAGGTCAATCCGTGAACCTATTCTTCCCAGCTGGGACAGATAAGGCTTACGTCAATGAGGTACACCTTCGTGCCTTCAACAAGAAACTTAAAGGACTCTATTACTTGCGTACAAGCGCAGGTGCTAAGGCTGATACTGTCAGCTTCAAGCCAACTCGTGTAGCTCTTACTGACTACGCTGTTGATGATGATGAGTGCCTGTCGTGTCAAGGGTAATATTATGAGTAAATTCACAGCAGCACAGTTAGAAGAGCATTATGGTTATAGGGCTAGGGGCTATAAAGCAGAATACAATAGCGGTGCATGGTTCGATACTGATGGTGGCCCTGATTTTAATTCTAATACCGAGAACTGGCGTATCAAACCAGCCAAGAAAATCATCGATATGTCTCACTTGATTAAGAGTGGGATTGATTGTGAGTTTAGTGATGATGCTAAGGTTTGGGGTATATCCCAGCTAGATGACGTAGTCCACGGAGGTGCTTTCTTGGACACTAGATGGATACCGTGGGAACACTGCCGCCCACGCATGAACCACAAGATGTTCCATGATGGTGGTGATTGTCCTTTGCCAGAAGGGTTTAAGGTAATGCCTATCTATCGTGACCCTGCGCTAAGTGTACTTCCTGTACATGCTAGTGAAGAGATTTGGGTTAGTTGTAACCTTCCCTATGAAGTCATAGGCTACGAAATCTTAGGGCTTGCTGATGGTTGGGCTTACCCTTGGGAGAATAATCAGTGAGCCTACTAACCCCATCACTAGCATACAAACCCTTCTCCTATGCCAGCTTCGTCAATCAAGCAATTGAACATGACAAGCTCCATTGGGGTGAGTGGGAATGTGACTTAAATGAAGATGTAACTCAGTGGAAGTCTGGAAAGATTAGCCCGTCTGAGAAGAACTTCATCACCCAAATCCTTCGGCTATTCACGCAATCTGACGTGATAGTTGGAGGTAGTTATGTGGATGTATTCCTACCTCGTATTAAGAACAACGAAGCTAGGATGATGATGCTGTCCTTCGCCCAGCGAGAGACTATCCACATGCGCTCTTACGCTCTTCTCAACGACACCCTTGGATTCCCTGAATCTGAGTACACCGCATTCCTTGAATACGATGCGATGGCTGAGAAGATTGAGTTCATGCAGAACTTCGACCCAGACACTAAGTCAGGCTTAGCTAAGGCTATTGCTCAGACAGTCTGTAATGAAGGGATGTCCTTGTTCTCTGCCTTCGTAATGCTCTTGAACTTCCAACGCTATGGAAAGCTTAAAGGCATGTGCGAAATAGTTGAATGGTCCATTCGAGACGAGACAATTCATGTTGCTGGTATGACTGAATTGTTCCGTGTGTTTATCAATGAAAACCCAGAGGTAGTTACTGATGAGTTTAAACTTTCTATCTACGAGATGTACCGCACTGCCGTTGCGTTGGAGGATAAGGTTATTGATCTGGCATTTGAACTGGGTCCTATGGAAGGCCTCAATGCTAGTGAGGTTAAGGAATATATTAGGTTTATCGCAGACAGGCGACTCGTAAATCTAGGACTCAAAGCTAACTGGGCTATTAAAGAGAACCCTCTACCTTGGTTAGATTGGGTATTAAATGGCGACAGCTTCAAGAACTTCTTTGAAGGTCGTGTAACTGACTACAGTGCAGATGGTATGACAGGTGAATCATGGGGATGGTAATGCGAAAAGAACGTAAGGGTCGTAAGAAGCCTAATAGGGAAGTACAAGATAAGTTTCTAGATGAGAAGCGTCACGCGGTTCCACCACTAAGACCTCAGACGGATATGCAAGCTGACTATATGGCAGCTCTTATGACGGCTGAACAGGTTGTAGTGTTAGGCCCAGCAGGTACAGGTAAAACCTACATCGCCTCTACAGTAGCGGCTGATCTATATCGTCTAGGACAGATCGATAAGATTGTTCTCACCCGTCCAAACGTAACTGGATCTAAGTCATTGGGCTTTTTTCCGGGGACGATGGAGGAGAAGATCGGACCTTGGGTTGTTCCATTCACTGACATCATTCGTAAGCGATTAGGTGGAGGACAGTACGATGTGGCCCTGAAGCATAAGGCTATTGAGATTGTACCCTTTGAGGTTATGCGTGGTCGTACATTCGATAAGGCATTCGTCATTCTTGATGAAGCTCAGAACACTACCCCAGAAGAAATGAAGATGTTCCTAAGCCGTGTCGGTAAGGACTCGACAGTTGTAATCAACGGCGACGTTAAGCAGCGTGATATCAAAGTCACATCCGGATTAGAAACAGTTATTAGATTGGTCAAAACCCAAGGGTTACCAGTGCCTGTTATCGAATTTGGAATGGACGATATTGTACGCTCAGATGCGTGTGCTATGTGGATTAGAGCATTTGACAGAGAAGGTTTATAGATGGCTATTAAGTATAAGTTCGGCTCGATAGAGCATAAGAAATCAATGTGGTCTAACGCCAAGTACCGGGCAGGTGGTTTAGGCATTCAGTTTTCCATAACTGCAGAGGATTTAAACATCCCTGAATCGTGTCCTGTTCTGGGCATACCTTTATGTGCGGGTGGTACATCCGGTGGTACACACAACAGCGCAACGTTAGATCGTTTAGATCCAAGCAAGGGCTATACACCTGATAACACTGCCGTCATAAGCATGCGAGCTAATCGTATGAAGTCTGACTGTTCTCCTAGTGAGATCATGCAGGTTGCTATGTGGACTCAACGCAAGATAGGACGAGCGGAGGCTCTCAATGGAACCCTCTAGCGTAGAGCATACCGGTGGTAGCTCAAACTACTACCGGGCATTTGTAAGTAGTCCAACCACTCTACCTACAGGCTATACAGCTGAATGTAACGACATCATTGAATCCCTAAATATGACCTTCGCTGAAGGTAATGTATTCAAAGCGTTGTGGCGTTCAGCTGCCTCCCGTCAAGGTAAGGAAAAGAAGGGTAACAACGCTCGTTATGATGCCGAGAAGATGTGCTTCTTTTCTGAACGAATTCTAATTGCTAATCAGGATAAGTAATGACTAAGACTATAAGTGAAGCTACTGGCTTACCCATACAGACAGGCGTTCCTAGTGATGCCTATCGAACTGGTTGGGATGGCTTGTTCAAGGACAGAGTAAAGCTCGGAGTGAGTCCCTCAACTGAGGTGACTAACATCGACTGCCGCCCAAAGGTGACAACTATCAACAGCGCCTACTTGAACTCCATACAGAAAGACAGTGAGTTCCTTGAGTGCTTGGATGCTTGTGGCGTCTGTGATTGGGAAGGCTATAAAGAGGCAGTTACCATGTACGAAGAAGAACAGGAACAGAACCGATGAACACTGAGTACATAGACCACATGGGCAATGATGCCTCTGTTGTTAGAGCAGCGCGTGTATCCTTTGCAGCTGATGCAACTGAGTTTAACGCTGAGAATGATACAGGGTTAATAAACTACCTCGCTAATCACAATCACTGGACTCCCTTTGCTCACACCTCAGTGACCCTACGAATGAATGCACCTGTTCCTATTAGGACTCAGTGCTTCAAACATAAGGTTGGCTTCTCTGAGAATGAAGAGTCACGTAGGTATATCAGTTCTATGCCTAGCTTCTACACTCCTGAACAGTTCCGTAAGGCTCCTGAAGGTAGCGTGAAACAAGGCTCTGGTGAGGATATGCATCCCATCGCTAATCGATACTGGCGTAGTAGTTTTAAGACTGTCTACACCATGTGTATGGACGCTTATGACACCGCTATCTCCGGTGGTATGTGTCCGGAACAAGCCCGCTTTATATTGCCGCAAGGTATGGAAGTGAGTTGGTATTGGACAGGCTCCATTGCTGCCTACGCCCGGTTCTGTAAACAACGTCTTGACCCTCACGCTCAGAAAGAAATCCAAGAGCTGTCTCAAGAAGTATCCAACATCATGGCTCAGCTGTTCCCTGTTAGTTGGGAAGCTTTGATGAGTTAAAGATTTTGGGAGTGAACCTTCTAGTGGGCAAACTCTAGAGTTAGGTAGCGACTTACCGCATTCGTGATATGCACGGACACTTCCCCCCCCTTATAGCACTATCGGAGATTCCCCCTTCGTTAGTGCTTTCTTTATGTCAATTGTCGGCGCTCATGCCAGAGGTATCAAAATGAGTAACGAAAACGAAGAGTTAGATCTTCCATTATTCCCCCTATCTTCCCGCGAACTACTAGTTCTTCTACATGAACATTACCCACCACGCTGTGTGGCTTACAACGAGTCTGAGATTAGTGCTCATCGTTATGCCGGTATGCGTGAGCTGATTGATGAACTAATGGTTTGGCAGGAGGAGGCTGATGAAACCCCAAGTACGCCTATGCATTAAGAACGACTTCGCTCCTATGCTCAGGATGGCTTCACTCATGCATCAAGAAAGTCCTGTCTATAAGGACCTAACTCTAGATGAGGCGAAGCTTTTAGACCTATGCCACTTGGCAGTCGCACACCCCGAACTCGCAACAATACTCGTAGCTACACACTCAGATGGTCGTATCATCGGCATGTTAGGAGCGGTAGCTACTCAAGAATACTTCGGCCCAGACACTACTACATGTGACCTATTCCTTTATGTTCTACCAGAGCATAGGGGAAGCATGGCTGCATTACGTCTCATTAAGAAATACCAGAAGTGGGCAGAAGATCTAGGTGCTACACGCATTAACTTAGGTATAACCACAGGTCTATTCTTAAAGGAGACAGGTAGGTTGTTTGAGGCAGCTGGCTTTACACACTCCGGTCATCAATATACAAGGATCAATTCTAATGGGAATTATTAAACACAGTCGTACAAAAGCTGAACAAGAGCGTAAAGCCGCTGCTGAACAAGCAATTAAGCAAGCTAAAGCAGCTAAGGCTAAGAAGAAAGAAGGGGACGAATAATGTGCTTCGGATCTCCATCTGCACCGCCTAAGCCTAAAGAAGCTCCCAAGGCAATTCTTCAGAAGCCTGAAAAACTTAAATCAAAATCTCAACGTGATGCTGAAACAGCAGCGGTTGAAGGTAATAAATCATTAGCTAAACAAAAGAACCGCAAATCTTTCCGCATTCAGCTTGGCTCCTATCTAGGTGGTTCAGGTAAGTCTGGCGGTGGTGGCAGCGGTTTGAGTCTATAGGGGTAGGGTATGACTGAAACAACCCAAGCTCGTTATGAGTCTCTAAAGGGTAGGCGTGAGCCTTTCCTTACTCGTGCGCGAGAGTGTTCGGCTATTACAATACCAGCACTATTACCACCACAGGGTCACAACTCTCACACAGTATTGCCTGCGCCTTATCAAGGCCTAGGTGCTCGTGCCGTTGTGAGCTTAGCTTCCCGCTTAATGATTGCTATGTACCCACCGGGTATGAGTTCGTTTCGTTTACAAATTCCGTCTGAAATCCTAATCCAAGAAGGTCAGCTGGAAACCGATCAGGAAACTGAACGTGGTCTAGCCCTATCTGAAAAGGCAATCAGTAACGAGATTGAACGAAAACAGTGGCGTCAGCCTACACACCTTACTCTTCAGTATCTTATTACTACAGGTAACGCCTTAGAGCAGGTACTTCCTGATAACCGTATTCGCGTCTTCCGATTAGACCAGTACGTTGTTGTGCGTGACATGACAGGTGATGTGACTGAGATCATCATTGAAGAGTACTTCTCTCCTACTAACTTACCCGAATCTGTTCGCTCCATGTTGAAGGCTGAAGATGCCCCAACACAACGTGTTCCAATATTCACGTCTTGTAAGAAGACGAACGAAGGGTATGAAGTTCATCAGGAAGTTAGTGGCACAAAGGTTGCTGATTCTGTAGGCGTCTATGATGTGTGTCCGTTCAACGCATTACGTTGGACTGCTGTAATAGGTGAAGATTACGGACGAGGCAAGTGTGAAGAACACTTAGGCGACCTCATGGCTGTAGACGGTTTGTCTAAGGCTATGCTTGACGGTGCAGCCTTGGCTTCACGACACATCATGATGATACGTCCTAACGCTGCTGGTGGTCTTAACCTACGCAGGCGTATTGCTAAAGCTGAAAACGGTGAGTATGTAGTAGGCAACCCTGAAGATATAGGGATGCTTGCATATCAGAACGCACCGGGACTTCAAGTAGCTAAGGCTGAACTGGCTGAGAAGAAACAAGAGATTGCTTCGGCGTTCTTGATGAACTCTAGCGTCCAACGCCAAGGCGAACGCGTTACAGCTTATGAACTTAAGATGATGGCTGAAGAGTTAGAAGGTTCCCTAGGTGGAGCGTTCTCTATGCTATCTCGTGATATGCAATCAGCTCGTCTTAATCGTCTCATCACTCAAATGCAGAAGCAGGGTAAGTTACCACCATGGCCTGAAGGCGTAGTTGAACCAACCGTTCTGACAGGATTAGAAAGTCTAGGTCGTGAGCAAGACGTTCAGCGTGTAGGCTCAGCTCTTCAATTCCTACAAGGACTACCTCCAGAAATCCTCGACTATGTACGTTGGGCGAAGCTGCTAGGTAAAGCCTTTAATGGTCTATCCCTTGAGGATGCTGTTAACACAGAAGAAGAAGTGGCTCAGAAGCGTCAAAGCCGACAGATGGAGCAGGGCTTAGGCTCAGCTGCTGAAGCTGGTGGTGCTGCAATGGCTCAACAAATGGTAGAACAGGGGGCGTAAGCCTCCTCGACTCACAGGATAATTAATGACAGACACAACAACAAAACCCGTACCCGGCTCAGATGAATACAATCAGCAAAAAGCTGACGAATTCAAACAGGGTCACGGAAAACCCTCAAGTGATAATGTAGACTCAGCCCCAACCGCTCCTAAACCGGATAACGGACAGGACAAGTTCTACAACGCTGAGACAGGTGAGTACAACTGGCAAGCACATGCGGCAGAACTTGAGTATCGCATGGGTCAAGGCAAAGATACGCCTCCAGCTGATGACGATAAAGGCACTGATCCTACTAAAGACGAACCTAGCGATCCTTCAGATGAAGCGGCAAAGGATGTCGTAAGTAAGGCAGGTCTGGACGTTGACTCATTAGTACAGCAAATCCAGCAAGACGGTAGTTTAAGCGATGATGCTAAAGCTGCTCTCGTTGCTCAAGGCGTAGACGCTAATCTTATTGACTCTTATGTCGAGAACTTAAAGTTCCGTATGGAGCATGAATCCAAATCAGCCCTCGACTATGTGGGTGGTGAAGAAGAGTGGAATAAGGTTAACGCATGGGCTGAGAACAACCTTAATGCTGACGAGAAAACAGCGTACAACGATACGCTAAATGGAGCAAACTGGAAGATGGCTGTTGACGCTATTAAGTCCCGCATGGGGCATACATCAGAGCCTAACTTAATGGTAGGCAATGAAGTGGGTAACTCAGCTACGGGTTACCGTTCACGAGCAGAGATGAAGAAGGATATGGCTAACGCTGAATATCGTACCAATCCTACCTTCCGACAGACAGTCATCGACAAGATGTCTGTATCCACCTACGACCTAGATCACAGCTAGGTCATACCGCCTCCTTCGGGAGGCACCTATTCTAAGGTAGCGCCAAGCCAGCGTTGCCCCCGATACGGTCGCACACCCAACACCCTGACATGACTAGGCTAGTTTATGTGGGTTAATTCCGTGCGCTCGTGAGAAGTACCTATGCATTGACCTGTTACGACAGACAATCCTTGTAGCGGCTACAACCTTAAAACCTTTCTACACATCTATCTATATCGTCCCGTCTTGGGACACACATTAAATTCTATTTATTACAGGGCATTATCATGGCTATTTCTAGCGTTACATCTGCACCATCACGCTTTGGTGCTGGACAAACTTCACCCGCTGACAATCGCGGTTTATTCTTAGACGTATTTGGTGGTGAAGTACTTACCGCCTTCGACATGGCTACAGTTACTCTTGACAAGCATAACGTCAAAACTGTAGGCGGCGGTCAGCGTTCATTCCGTTTCCCTAAGACTTGGAAAGCGACTGCTGAATACCATACTCCGGGTCAGGAGCTTATGGGTACTGACATCGAGACAGGCGAAATCGCCATCACTATCGATGACATCTTAGTATCTCACACTGCAATTGCTGACATCGATTCTATGTTGTCACACTTCGATGTGCGTTCTGAGTATTCTGCTCAGATGGGTCGTGCTTTGGCTCGCGTATTTGACAAGAACGTATTCCGTCAAATCATCAAAGCTGCTCGTACTGCTGGTGATGGTCCATTCCCCGGTGGTGACACTATTGTTGGTTTAGGCGCAGCCTCTACTGGCGCTGAGTGGATCGATGCGATCCGTCTAGCTAACCTTAAGTTCTTCAACTTGTCTGTTCCTGAAGAGCAGAAGCGTTACATGTCTGTATCTGCTGAAACCTTCAACAAGATCAAGTTCGCTAAAGACGCAAACGGTCAGTACTTAGTACTTGATGCCGATCTACGTCACAGTGGAGCTGGTGGTGTTGAAGGCCGTGCTGACTCTCTTACCATTGATGGTGTTGAGATCGTTAAGTCTTTGAACATGCCTAACTCTGACGAAACTGCAGATACTAGCGTGTACGCAAAGTACCGCGAAAACTACAGCACTACTCAAGGTGTTATCTGGACTGCTGATGCTGTTGCGACAGTTAAGCTAATGGATATTGGCTTTGAATCAGAGCGTGATACTCGCCGTCTAGAAGACTTCTTGGTTGCCAAGATGTTGACAGGCCACGGTACTCTACGTCCAGAGTGCGCTATCGAATTAACTTCGTAGTCCACCCCCCAGGTTCTAATTAGTTAGAGCTATAAGCCTCACCTTCGGGTGGGGCTTTTTTTCTTATATGAGGTTCTTATGTTCACGAAACTCGATGCCGTCAATCAGATCCTCGAATCAATTGGCGAAGATCCAGTATCATCTTTAAGTTCTGGCCTGCCTGATGCAGAAGCAGCAGAACGTATTCTCAACAGAGTGTCCCGCGAAGTACAAGCCAAAGGTTGGCTGTGTAACCTTGAACGCGATTACTCTATGGCAATTACTGCCAACCAAACTATTCCCTTGTCGTCAGACATTTTACGGATTGATACCGTAGGTAAGGACAGAGCGATAAACGTCACCGTCCGTAAGTATCTAAATCAATCTCACCTTTACAATATTGCAGATCACACATTCATCTTCACTGGCTCAGTCACCGTAGACATTGTGTGGGAGCGAGACATCGGGGACTTAACTCCCGAACTTCAACTGTACATCACAGCTAAAGGCGCAAGACGCTTTCAAGAATCTGAACTAGGTTCCGTAGCTGCTGACCAATTTGCCGTACGTGCTGAGCAAGAAGCTTATGCTTCCTTAATGGATTCTGAGGCTGAAGCTGAAGATTCTAATGCCTTAACTGATAGCGCCTATTGTCGTTACATCATAGGCCGTAACCATCCACTAGCTGGGAGATAATCATGGGTAAACTGGTCGAACAAACCCTCCGCACTATGTACCAAGGCGTAAGTCGTCAACCAAGTACTGTACGCTTACCCGGTCAGGTAGAGGAAGCTGAGAATGTACTTTTCTCTGTAGTCTCAGGCGGGTTCTCTAAGAGGCCGGGTACTCAGCACTTAAAAAACACAGTAGTAAATGATAGTGACATCGCACTCTATGGCTACGAAAGAGACGCTGCCGAAAAGTATCTAGTCATGGTGGGTAACGGAACTATCTACGTCTATGATGTAGCAGGCAATCAGATGGTTGTAACAACCCCTTCAGGTACAACTTACCTAGAGGCTGCTACACCTTCTCAAGACTTTTCCTTCACTACTATCGCTGACCACACCCTTATAGCTAACAAGCAGGTAACTGTAGCTATGTCAGACGATGGTGTGTTTGATGCAACCACTATGCCTCACGTATTGGTGCGCGAGGCTGACGCAACCTTCACCTTTAAACCTTCAACTCTATACACTAAACGTCCTACCATAGATCCAGATTATTATTCCTCACCAAACGTGACTTACAGTTTGACGGATAATGCTGGTGGTCGGTTTGCTATCGATGCAGCTACCGGTTTAGTTACTGTTGCTGACCCGGCTTTATTCAATGCCACTACAAATGTTTCACACCCAATAACAGCTAGCGCGGTTAGTGTTGACGGAACAACCAACAGTCAGACTTTCAACATTTATGTGTACGCTTCATCTGTAGGAACTATTAGTGATGATGACCCTGACTTAGACTCTCCAGATGTTAATGGTATGGTGTTTGAAGGAGCACAAGTAGGCGATCTAGTAGGCCTTACGGTCTTTGCTGAAGACAGGGTAAAGAATGCCCAACCTAAAGTGGCAATCTTACCAGCTGATTTAATACCTACGCCTGATTTCGTAGGACATAAAATATCAGACATTACTTTCTTCCGTAACCGACTAGGTCTTGTAGCTGACGAGACAGTGTTCTTCTCACAGGCTAGTGACTATACAAACTTCTGGCCTAAGACCGTAGCGCAAGTTATAGACTCTGATGCTTTTGGTCGAACAGCTTCTAGCTCACAGGTTAACCTAATCCGTTTTGTTGTTCCTTTCCGCAAGGCTTTATTCTGTTCTGCAGACACCGCTCAGTTTGAACTATCCGCTAATGCAGCCTTAACCCCTTCAGCTACAACTATAGATATCGCAACAATGTACACCGCTGAATCACTATGCAGGCCTATAGGCTTTAGAGATGAGCTGTACTTTGCTTCGCGTAGTGGTAGTAGCGCCGTTCTATTTGAGTATTACTACAGTGATACCTCGGTAGGTCATACAGCTAACGATGTCTTAATACATGCCTCTGGTTATGTACCAGCTCCTATCACTCATTTAGTTGGGGATACTGTAACTGGAACCATTCTAGCTTTGAGTGGTGCAGATCGTTCCTCCATCTATGTCTATAAGACCTTTTGGTCCGGTGATGAAAAGGCCCAATCGGCTTGGTGTAAGTGGACGTTTGGTGAGAATACGGTAATACATAGTGTTACTACTCTAGGTGGCGATCTATTCCTTGTGCTATCCCGTAATGGTGTAGTGGCTATTGAGAAGATGTCACTTAACGGTGACGAGAAACCTGAGCACTTTAAGTATCCTCTACGTTTGGATTCGTTACAGCACATCACAGGTACTTATGATTCTGTCGCTAATACCACCAGCTATGTTAGTCAGTATCCCATAACTGAAAACACGGTAGCTATTGTTGATACAGCGAATGCAGCTAGTAACCTGAAAGGTCGTTTAATTACAACCACAGGTGTTAGCGGTAATACGCTTATATCAACTGGGGATCAAACCGGTAACCCTATCTACATAGGTAATAACTACCTCATGTCGGTTGAACTATCCAAACAGTTTATCCGAGAAGGTAATGACGACACTACAGTTACGACAGGTAGGCTACAGCTCAAACGTATCTACTTCGATTATAAGGACTCAGCGTTCTTGCAGGTTGAAGTAACACCCCACAAACGTACACCCCGAACGTTTACGTTTAATGGCTCAACCGTGGGTGGTTTAATCCAAGCCTCTCCTAATCTATTAAGCGGTGTTTTTGATGCCCCTGTTAGATCACAAGGCAGTACAGCAATTATTAAAATCCTTAACCCAACATATCTGCCATGCACAATTACAAGCGCAAAGTGGAAAGGGTTCTTTAACGAGATGACTCGACAGGAGTAACTATGTGCATCACAGCAATTATAGCCTCGGCAGTAGCAGGCTTAGCCTCAGCCGCTCAACAGGCAAAGATAGCTAGTGAGTCTACGGAACGTGCTTATGCGGCAGAAGAGAAAAACCTTGATCTTGTTTATCTAGAGAACAACCGTTTACAGCGGGAGTCTCATGAGATTTACGACTCGGAGGTACACGATAGAGTGCGTCAAGCTAATAGAGAGCTTGGTGCGCTGACTGTACTAATGGGTGAGACAGGTGCTTCTTCTTCTTCCATAGCAGGTCTTTCAATTGACTCAGCTTATACAACAGGTATGGATGTATCACGCATCAATACGAGTAGAGGTAACCAAATCGAATCACTGCAGGCTAACAAGCGAGCAGGGAAGATGGGGTATCTAAATCAAACAACACTCGCTTATAACCAAGGTGCAGCTGCGGTAGCTAACGCTAACTCAAACGCTATTGGAGCTATAACAGGCGGGATGTCTAGCTATGGTAAAGCCACTGCTAAGACAAAACAATATAACAATCAGCTTAACGGCTTAAACAACGACTTATCATAGGAGGCGGTAGATGCCTGAATTATCAAACACTGGTTCTGGTGCTCGCACGACTCGTTCTGGACGCAGTAACAACCAGCTTCAAACACGAGCAGGGGCTACAGCCAAAGTACAAATCAAGGGACGTGCTCTTGCAACAGAGAATAGCCAATCAATCATGAGTGGTGGATTAGCCCAAGCTAGTGCCGTGGGTAATCTTGGAGCATCCATCAGTAGCTTCTTTGGCGCTGTTGAGCAGATTGATTCTGATCTAACACAAGTGGAACGGGCTGAAGAGCTTCGCGTAGCTAGTGAGGCTAGGAACGAGCGTGACAAGTTAAAAGAAGCTAGTCATATAAACATAATTAACAATTCATCCAACAGTCTATTTACAGGAGCTAAGACCTCGGTCATTGATACTCATAATGTGATGGATGGTTCTAGCTTAGCCTCTGGGCTTGATGAATATTATGATGTCAATAACGAGGACACAGGTGATGATTTATTAGAGCAGCGTAAAAAGAACGCTTATGATAATAAGGTTATGCCTCACCTAACTCTGGCGGCTGAAGGTCGCGCTAAGGAGATAAGGGTACAAGCCCTCCAAGACGTAACCTCTTCTATAATGTCCCGAACAACTCCTATGACTACGGCGTCCTTTGCGAACGACTTCGATATGCTTAGTGCTATAGCTCCTGAAAAATCAGATTCTGTACTGTCAGCTAGTTTACTATCGACCTACATAGAAGCAGCTAAGAAGAATGGCAAGATGCCTCAGCTTTCAAAGTTTGTTTCTGAAGCAGCTGTCATTAAGAAGGGTGAAGAGTTCCAGACGTTTGCTGAACGTTTCCCTATTAAGTCCGCAGAAATGTTGGCACGGGGTTGGTCTGAACACCAAGCAAATCAAACCCAAGAGTCTAATGAAGCAGCTAATGATTTACGCACCGCAATAGGCTCTCTAGAGCTAAACGCGTATAGTGATGAAGACCTCGCTGCAGCCACGTTACAAGCTCAGCAGTTTACCAATCTATACGGTGACCGTTCTAACTTCAATAGCATACTGGCTGTCCTTGATGAGAAGGCAGTACAGTTAGGTAAGCAACAAGCAGAACTAACACGGTGGGGTCTTTTACACCTAGGTAAGCCTAGTAATATGAAGATGGAAGATTACAATCAGAATCAACTATCTAAGTTTCTGTTGGACCCTACTACTAACTTCCTAGACGCTGACTTAGATGATGCTACTTTCTCAACGGTGTCTTCCACCTTAGCTATGGCAATTAATAATCACGAAGGGATGATGGGTTCTGTATCTAAGAAGGTTAAGTCTTCTATCTCTGGCATGGTTGCTTCTAAAGACAAGCACACTCAGCTGCGAGGCTTTCAAATATTACAGAAGCTCAATAAGTTAGACCCGGAAATGTCAGCACGTATGCTATCCGGCAACCCAATTGCGGGTGCTATATATGATGGCCTAGCTAATGACAACGGAGCGGCTAATCTTCAGTTAGGTATAGATGTTGAGAATGAGGTTTTATTTAACGCACTGACTGATAAGGATACCTTAGAACGTCATAGGGCTGAGCTGATTGCGGACGTTGATGTGGAATCTTTAGATCAGGTTTTCTCATCTATGAATTCTGATAGCTTCTTCTGGGACAACGGTAACATGGAGAAAGTAGCTGACTTCTTAGGACAAAGTGATGACGATATTTTCGTTGTTCCCGGCGGTCCTGTGGAGAAAGCTTGGATGAACCAGTTCCTTGCTCTACGCATAGCTTCTGAACACAGCGGTATTACCTTAGATAGTGGCGACCTTGCAGATAAAACTTGGGACTTAATACGTCCTACCTTAACTGCTGAAAGGGTGAGCGAGAATAGCTATCGTGTATCCATAGGTAATAAAGTTAAACCAGTAAATCACCTATCTTCCGTACAAGCGGATGGGTCGTTGCATAACCAGTTGGCTGATGGCACAAGTATCGTTAACCCCTACCAACCTAACGAAACAGTTAACACTAGTGCGAACATGGATAATTCCGTTCAAACTATCTCTAGCTGGAGCATTTTTGGTGATGGTGAGGTTGGTTACCGGGCTATTGATGATGGTAGTGGTAAGTCACTTGTTACACATACGAATGCTTTAAACATACCTGAAGATATTCAGTTTGGTGTAGGAGCTTCATATGACTTAACTGGTGATTGGGTGTTGGGTGAATACCTTATACCTGAACGAAAGCCTGTTCATTTGGAACTTACAGGTGACGTAGCGTTAGACCAGTTATCTCTACAAGCTATCCAAGGTGATCTTCCGGAATCTATGCAGCTAATCCCACAGTATCCAGCAGGAACATCAGCTGCTGAACGTAAGGATGGCACAGTAAAAGCTGAACGTTACAAGATCAGTGTTTATCCACACTTAACTAAGGAACAAATCCCTGCTACGTTCCACACACCTGAAGTTATGGAAGAGCTTAGTAAAGGCGGTCATGTTAATCCTCAAGAGGAGCGACCTCCAGAACTACAAGGTTTTGACAAGCGTCCTAATAAAGACCACAAGTGGCAAGAAGATCAAACCATAACTAAAGATCGCCTACCCTTCACTAACCTCCAGTCTCAAAGCGACTCAGATCACAATACGATTATGAAAGCTGCCGTAATGGATGAGTTAAAGAATGAAGGTGCTGTTAGTCCTACCGTAGGCTTAACGTCAGAAGCGTTTTCTTCTATGGCTGGGTCTGCTGAAGACTTTAGTTGGTTTATTCAAGAAGCATTCACAAAGGTAAAGGAGCATATGGGTACTGATTCAGATCCTACTTATCAAGCCAAACGGTTTGAGATGATTGGCGAGCGTGAAGCTTGGAGATCGGGAGCTTACTGGGATGGTGTTGAGAAAGCTAATGGCGGTAAAGGCTACCGTACTGTTGGTTTTGGATTCAATCTAGATTCAGTAGGTCATAAAGATCTATTTAAGGAAACCCTGAAAGTCGGGGATGATTACTATAAGTCCGTTTACGAAGGTACTGCAGATATTACTGAGGCTCAAGGCCGTAAGTTATTTGACGCTGCTGTAGGCGAGGCCGAATCAATAATCGACAATCGACTTAAAGGCGTTGATCTAAACCATCAACAACGGTTAGCACTTGTTTCTATGGCGTACAACTCGCCTAAACTAATCGGTAAAAACTTAGTTGGTCAACTTAAGTCTGGAGACTTGGAAGGTGCTGTGCAGGAGATCCTGTACAAATCTAACGGTTCCCGGATGCTTGGCCTTTACAACCGCCGCTATGAGGAAGCCCTAACATTTGTTGGAGCTAACAGAGCGAACGGTATTCCTTCCTACCTGTCCTATATGGCTGATGTTTTACCTGCAAAGTACGGCATAAAGCTAGCTGATCAGGAATTGTCGGATGTAGTTAAAGGTACTAGCTAACAAAGGTGATACATGGACTTAATTCGTTCATCAACAACGCCGGCAGAGGACGCATTCAACCGCGTCCAGACTGTCGATTTAAACACAGCCGTAGGGCCACAAAGTAACGTACAGGCTATAGGTGACGAACAGCCCGGTACATTAGAAACAGCAAAGTCCTTCTATCAAAATGAAACCCTAGTGGGTACAGCTGTAATGGCTATGGGAGAGTGGGGTCATGGACCTCGTGATCCTTCATTCAACGTATACCGCCACTTCAATGATAACAAGGAATCGTTAAAGGACATGGAAGTTTATGTCCGACAAGGCATGTTCGATTCTGTAGACAACAAGGAGCACTTCGATAAGAGATCCGCGCGTCTTCGTCAGGAGCTTACTAACCGTGACAACATGATGAACGGCACCTTTGCCGGTAACATGCTGGGTATGGGCTTATCCCTGTTAGATGTAATGACCTTGGTTCCCGTTCTGGGGCAGGTCAAAAAGGGTAAATCCTTAAAGACCGCACTAAACTACGCTGGTAAATCTGCCGGGATAGTTGGTGCTCAAGAAGTCGCTATGCATCAAATGCAGGACTTCCGGACAATGAACGAGTCCCTGTTCAATATGACAGCTGCTGCTACGCTAATGTCTGCGGTAGGTGGATACAAAGGGTTCAAGGCTGGCGGTGGTACAACTATTACCCAAGCTATTGGTAAGGCAAACGATGGACTAGCTAAAGGTGTTGAATCAGCAGCTACGTCTGTTAATAAAGCATTGCCTAAGTCAGTAGAACAGTACGAGGCCTCAGTTAAGTCTGTTGACTCAGTAGGTGCAGCTAAGGTTGCTGATACATCTGAATCTGTAATGGCAGGTACTAGAGGTAAAGTAGCTAACGCACTTGATAAGGCTACTACTTGGGTTGATAAAGTCACCCCTGTAGGACGTTCGTACGCATGGTCTGTTGAGGCCGCTCGTGATGTGACCCAACGTCTTATGGACACAGGTGGTCGTATTAACAAAGGGCATGCCGCTGGTGAAGTGACGCTTAATGCTGAGTCTATGAAGAATGCTTTAAAGACTGAGTATGATTCACTTCTTCTCCGGAATGAGAACCTAGTAGTGGAACTGAACGTTAAGTTAGCTGGAGTAAGCCGGGTAGCTCAGCAGTTGAAGAATGATGGTACTCGTGCAGTTAACTTCTTGCAGAGTTCAACCGGTCAGGCTGAGACATTCCAAATGGGTTTGTTAAAGACTCAAGATTTTAATGACTACGTTGTACGAACCTTACATGACTACGCTGATGGAGACTATCTCGCTAAGCTGGAAGGCACTTGGGGTAAGGACAAAGCTAAGATGATCGATGACGCCGCTAAGCAAATGGCTAATGAGATCAATGTAGCTAACCGTCACTTAGAAGACCAAATGGTTGAGCACGGTTTAATTACCGAGCGTCAGCGCATGGGTGATGACTACAAGATGGCTCAGTTGTGGAACAGTAAAGTTATCGGTGAGGACACTCATGTAGCTCGTGACTTCTTCTTAAAGACTCTACAAAGCGAACCTGCTGAAGAGTTCATTGAAGACTTCGGTATGAATCTGGATCAGTACGCTAAGCTAGGTGTTGAAGACATCTCTATTAAGGTCGGTGATGAAGAGAAGCTCATTACTAAAGCTGAAGGTCAGCAAATTAAACGTGAGATCCTAGAGGATTGGGCGGGGGATAACTTCGAGAAAGCTCTTCAAGAAGTTGAACAGGCTGCTCTTCAAGCCCTACAAGCTGAGAAGACTGCTCGTAAGTCTATGGTCGAGGCTGCTGCTGTTATAAGGCAGAACACGACTAATATTAAGAACCTCTCCGTCAAGGCGGCTAAGGATGTTGTCCGTACAACTCAGGAACACATTGAGTTAACTAAGGCATCACGAAGCAAAGCTCAGGCTGAGATAGCTGAAGCACAGGCAGAACTTAAAGGTAAACTCCATAAGGAGTATGCCCAACAGATCGCTCACGTAGAGGCCGGTCCTACAGCTCGTGCTCTAACAACCGCTAACCAGAATCTTCGTAAGTTGATGAAAGTTAAAGGCGCTCTTGAGCAAGACCCTAAAGCAATTAAGCAAGCACAGGAAGAACTTGTGCAAGCTGAGATCTCTCATACCGTAGCTATCGATGATGCGTGGCGTACACTTAAAGTGAACACACCTGAGATGGCTAAGTACAAAGAGAAGGCCTTAGAGGCTAGACGTAAGATGCGTAAGGCTGAGAGTAAGATTGAAGCTAAGCAGAAGCGTGTAGCTGAGCTAGAAGAGGCGGTTGGTAAAACAGAAGCGGCTATTAAGCATACTCGGAGCTTGAACAAGGAAACTCGTCAAGCCTACAAAGAGATGAAGAACGCGTGGATGAAGACGGCGAAAGGCGCTAAGAAAGCTGGTCGTATTAATCGCCGAGCTGGTAGTGCTAAGAACATGGTGGAAACGGTAGACGAGCTGGTGGGTAACCTTCAGCATAGTCAGAAGTCTCCTCAAGGTGTTCTTCACGAAGCGATGTTCCAAGGTGGGCGTAGTAAGAGCCGTAAGATTCATCTCACTCCAGAGCAAACTCGTGAGGCCCATGACTTAGGCATACTTAAGAAAGACTTGTTCTTTGTGTTGGATAAACAGTGGGACGAAGTGACGGCTAGATTAGCCTTGCGTAAGACATTCGGCGACAACGTTAAGTTGGACCTTAGTGATCTGAAAGAAGACATAGCGCGTAAGTACGATGAGGAAATCAGTTACCAGCGTGGACGGAATAAGAAGTCCTCTCACCTAGCTGCTGAAAAGGTTAATGTATTAAAGGATGTTGATGGACTATTAGACCGTCTGTACGGACGTGCTGGTATGCCTGACGACCCTGATAGTGCTTTGTTCTGGGCTACCGGTAAAGCTCGTGAGTATAACTTTGCACGTTTTGGTGTTGAGTTTATAGTCACATCTATGACTGACCCGGCTAACATGATTCTGACGAATGGCTTTGGTGTCTACAGTAAGAAGTACTTTGATGCATCAGCTAGTATCCTGAAGGATGCTCCTGACGATGTTATACATAAGATAGCTGTAGCATCTGAGCGTTTACTACATAATGCTCGTCATCTGAAGTTGTCTGGTTCTGATACCTTTAACCAAGGTCTTGGTATAGGCGCTACAGGATCTACAAAGCAAAAGGTTACTGCTAACGTTGACCGCCTAACAGGTGGTATGAACGAGAAGGTTAACGTCATATCTGGTCTTAGTGCTTGGAACACAAAGCAAAAAGCCATGACGATGATCTTTCAGCAAGACAAACTTGTGGACATTGTTAAGAACCCTAGTCAGCTAACTGATCTTTATCGTGCTCGTCTCGCTACTATCGGCATAGGCCCTGACCAATTAAGTTTGTGGAACAAGATGGCTAAGGAGTTTGGCACGTCCTCGGATAGAGGCGTTAAAAGCTTTGACGCTCAGAACTGGCAGACCCGTAATGAGCTTCCTTATAACGAATCTCGTCAGGCCTTTGAAGATGGTAAGAAGCTGCTTAAAGATGGTCAGATCGAAGGTGATGATTTAGATGTTCTTAAAGCTACCATGGATGCTGAGTATGCAAAGTACGCCGAAGGCCGTGAGGCTTATACTTCGTTTGTATCCTCTATGAGACAAGCAGCTGACCGGGGAATCATGACTCCAGGAATAGGGGATACTCCTCTACTAATGGATGGCGCTTCCGCTAAGATGCTGATGCAGTTCCAGACGTTTGGTTTTGTAATCATGAACAAGATGATAGCTCCTGCCGCTCAGCGTATGCATCATTACCGTGACGTTGAGGCTGTCGCCTCGATGGGTATGGCGTTAGCTCTAGGTGGTATGGTTACTATCTCTAAGGATCTAATCCGTGGTGGTGAAATCAAAGAGCGTTCAGCTGGCGAATGGACACGCGATGTACTTGACCGTTCTGGTCTACTTACATGGTTGTCTCCTTACATTGCCGCCATAGAGAAGACCACCGGCTTAGGCGCGGGTGGTTCACGTTTCCAAGCAAACAATACTATAGGTCAATTACTAGGTCCTACCATGGGTCTAGCTAGCGATACTATCGATGGTTTAAACGCACTATCTGATCCTAATCAAGAGGCAAGCGACAAGCTAAAACAGCTTGCTCCTTATCAGGCTCTCTTTAAGTTATCCAACTTAACCTCCGATTAGTAAAACCCTTAAGCCCCTCAGTCGAGGGGTTTCTTTTATCTATAATTCATAGGAGTCCTTATGGCTTACTCTTATGTGTCTTATATCGCCGAAACAGGTCAGACACAGTTCACTATACCTTTTAACTACCTCGATAAAGAACACGTCAAGGTTATGATTAACGGTGAACTATATGAATCCTTTGGTTGGTTTTCAGACACACAAATTCAAATTCTAGCGGCTACCAATGGTGACCGAATATACATCTCACGGGAGACTTCTCCTGAAGCGCGTTTAGTTGACTTCGTTATACCCGGTCAGCTAACAGAAGAAGACCTCGATACAGCCTTTACTCAGATCCATAACCTCTCCCAAGAAGCAGTAGACCAATCACAACTAGGTGTCTATGAGGACGTAGCCACTGGCAACTTCTCAGTTAAAGGTAAAACCCTTACAAATATCGCAGAACCTGTTGACCCTGCTGATGCTGTAACCAAGGCCTACGTTGATAATATTAATCTAGGCGTAGACTTTAAGTATTCCGACATCTTAACTAAACACACAGATGTGTCAGTTAAACACACAGACGTAGTGTTGATACGTGATGAGCTATATGGCTTAACCACGCACATGACTGCGCTTCCTTATGGGGCTACAGGTTCTGTTGCCTATAACGCAAACACCGGTGAACTTACCTTCTCACTATCTGAAGGACCTCAAGGCCCAATAGGTGCCACAGGTAATGCCGGAGATACAGGACCTCAAGGACCCTTTGGTCCTCAAGGTGTTATTGGTCCTGAAGGCCCTCGTGGTATTCAAGGAGAATTAGGTAACACAGGTGCTGTAGGTGACCAAGGTGTTACAGGTAGCCAAGGCCCCCGTGGCACAGCAGGCCCGTTAGGTCCAACAGGACTTCAAGGTGGTGTTGGTGACGAAGGTCCTCTAGGTGCTACAGGTGACACAGGATCTCAAGGCCCTGAAGGTGGTGACGGCCCAATGGGTCCCGTAGGCGCTTCAGGTTCTCAAGGACCTACAGGTGACACAGGATCTCAAGGCCCTGAAGGTGGTGATGGTCCGTCAGGCCCAACCGGTCCTCAAGGTACTCAAGGCCTAACCGGTGATACAGGTTCTCAAGGCCCGGTAGGAAGTGAAGGCCCTATTGGCGCTATTGGTTCTACAGGTACTCAAGGTCCTACCGGATTGACAGGTTCTCAAGGCCCTGTTGGCGGTGATGGTCCATTAGGCCCTGTTGGTACTCAAGGTCCTACAGGTGCAACTGGTGACACAGGCCCCCTAGGTCCCGTTGGTGACACAGGCCCCCTAGGTCCTACAGGTTCTCAAGGAACTACAGGCACCACAGGTGAGACTGGTCCTCAAGGTGTTGTTGGTGATACAGGCCCTCTTGGCCCAACCGGAACACAAGGCCCAACTGGAGCTACAGGCTTCACAGGTGCTCAAGGTCCTGATGGTGATGACGGTCCGCTAGGTCCGACAGGTTCTCAAGGAACTACTGGACTAACTGGAGCTACAGGAACACAAGGTCCTATCGGTGATTCGGGTCCTCTAGGCGCTACTGGATCACAAGGTACTCAAGGTATTCAAGGTGCTACTGGCCTACTAGGTGCTACAGGTTTAGATGGTCCATTAGGCCCTGTCGGTCCTCAAGGTACTCTAGGTGCTACTGGTGATACAGGCATTCAAGGACCTGTTGGAGATGCTGGTCCGTTAGGAGCAACAGGCCCTCAAGGTTCTCTTGGTGCTACAGGTTTAACGGGTGCTACAGGTGCTACAGGTTTAGACGGTCCATTAGGTCCTATCGGCCCTGTTGGTTCTAAAGGTGCTGTAGGCGACACAGGTTCACAAGGACCATTAGGTAACGATGGCCCACTAGGTGCTACAGGATCGCAAGGACCCACAGGTACTACAGGTCCGATTGGTCCATTAGGCCCTCAAGGTATTCAAGGTGACTTCGGTAACCAAGGCCCTGTCGGCGACCAAGGTCCATTAGGTCCTGTAGGTTCCGTAGGTGACGCTGGTCCATTAGGCCCAACTGCATTAGGACTTGCCTTCGGTAACTTCTACATGGACCCAACAACAGGAATGCTAACTATCGAATATTACGGTAGTGCCGCAGACCAAGACTTCTCAATCAATTCTAACGGTGAACTAGAGGTAACAATCTAATGCCAACTTTAAATATAGGCAAGGTACGTATCGCATGGAAAGGCCAATGGTCTTCTGCGACAGCTTACGAAACCTTTGACGCTGTTGAACACAATGGTGCGTCATACGCAGCACTACAAGACTCAGCTGCTGGTACTGTCCCTTCTGCTCAAGCAGCCGTATGGCAGCTAATGGCAGCAAAGGGTAACTCAGGATCTACTGGCGCTACAGGCAACATTGGCCCACAAGGTACTCAAGGACCTACCGGTTCTACAGGCCCACAAGGCATTGACGGTGATACAGGTGGACAAGGTCCTACTGGTAACACAGGCCCAACAGGCGGCATCGGCGGTGTGGGTCCTCAAGGGGATACAGGCTTAACCGGTGCTCAAGGCCCTCTGGGTAATACAGGTGGAATTGGTCCTACAGGTTATACAGGTATCACAGGAGATGCTGGTGGTACGGGACCACAAGGTCCTATAGGCAACACTGGCCCTACTGGATTAACTGGCTCCACTGGCCCTCAAGGAGACTTGGGTGGTACAGGTCCTCAAGGCCCAACTGGCCTTACAGGTTCCACGGGACCTAAAGGTTCCACAGGTGGAGTGGGTGATGACGGTGCTACAGGTTCTCAAGGACCTATTGGCAACACAGGACCTGTTGGTTCTACTGGTTCTACAGGTAGTACAGGCCTAACAGGCGGTACTGGTCCTCAAGGCCCTGTAGGTAACACAGGTGGTACAGGTCCAACAGGCCCTATCGGTATTACAGGTGATGACGGTGCTGTTGGTTCTCAAGGACCTATCGGTAATACCGGCGGTACAGGCTCTACTGGACCAACTGGTGGAACAGGTCTTACAGGTGGAACAGGACCACAAGGCCCAGTGGGTAACACAGGCGGTGCGGGACCAACAGGTCCTATAGGCATTACTGGTGATGATGGTGGTACAGGACCTCAAGGCCCAATTGGTAACACTGGTGGTACAGGACCTACAGGTTCTACAGGTCCAACCGGTGACACTGGTTCTACAGGTGGAACAGGACCTACAGGTTCCACAGGTTCTACAGGCGGTGTTGGTCCTCAAGGAGGCACAGGCCTCACTGGTGGTACAGGTCCTCAAGGTGGAACTGGACTTACTGGCGGTACAGGTCCTACAGGTTCTACAGGCCCAACAGGTAATACAGGCGGTACAGGTTCTCAAGGTCCGATCGGTGACGATGGTCCAACAGGCGGTGTTGGTAGTACTGGTCCTCAAGGGGCGAAGGGCAACACTGGTAGTACTGGTCCTCAAGGCACTGCTGGTGCAGAGGGTGATGATGGAGCACAAGGTGTTCAAGGCTCTACTGGTAATACAGGAGCTACGGGTATTACAGGTTCTCAGGGTTCTACAGGTTCTCAGGGAACAACTGGTCCTGAAGGTGACATGGGTCCAACGGGGCCTATCGGTCCACAAGGCCCTATCGGTCCTCAAGGACTCACGGGTAATACTGGTAATGCTGGCGCTCAAGGCCCTAAAGGTAATACAGGCAGCACAGGTTCTCAAGGTCCTAAAGGTAATACAGGTAATACCGGTTCTACTGGAGGCGCAGGTTCTCAAGGTCCCGTTGGTGCAACATTCTCTATGTCAGGTACGACCCTGAACATCACTACTTAAGGAGGCAATATGAGTCAATCAATTGCTTTAGGTAATGTTAGCACCACTAACTTTAATGGTAGTGCTGTGCAGAAAATAAACCTCAATGGTGCTCAGATATGGTCAGGCTTGTTTACACAACAAATGACGGTTGGCTCTTGGTCTACTAATGATAAAATACCTCTAAGCGACTACGGCTTTGGTTACAACTTCTTCAATGACGGAGCAATGTACGGTTACCTTGCCGACTTAACGCCTCAAGGCCTTAATGGAGCAGAAGTATATGATGTCAGTGATGGTGGTTTAAGTGGTTATACCACTCTTGGAACCCTAAGTCTGGAGGTAGGTGTTCAAGGAGGCGTTATGGGTGTAAATGACTTTAGTAAGATGGTACTTAATGGCCGTGAGTGGAATACACATGGGACTCCCGTTGCTTCCACAGACCAACCTACAATTTTGGCAGGGTCGACCACTGTTGGGTATTCCTCTGGCCAACAAATTATAGACGGCGTGGTCTACTCTACCTATCACTGGGCCTACGATGTTTTAAATGGGGGCCAAGCTAATCCACAGGATTGCTATTTAGGGAGGCAGCTTGGAAACGTTCAGACTGTTATAGGAGCCGTGGGCGCACAAGTAGGCCTTAGTTTTCAATAACAGTATAAAGAGGACATCAACATGATGTACGCACAATTAATAACAGAAGTCTCACCCGAGGACTTCGACAGGCTATATGCTTCTAGTGAGCCTTATATGCTTGGAGGAAATCTTGGCCCTAACCTATCCTTAACTAGATCAAGTTTAGGGAGGGTAGAGGCTGATTTGGTGGACATGGTTAAGTCAAGCTTAAACCTGAAGCTTTTTGAGATGCTAAGTTCAGACGTTGTGTTTGAACTGCGTGAAGTAGGTACAGATGTATTGTTAATGATACAGAGTGGGACTGTGGATGCCCAAGGAACTTTCAATGTTGTACTAAGCCTCTTTGCTCCTGATGCTTCTGGGTCACTAGCGTGGGTTCATGCTCCACCAAGTAACTTCGTTGTAGAAGAACTAATGGAACCTACAGGAATCCAGCGAATCATCCTTCATCCCCGTGGGGATAACATGGTCAAGTTCATACTTGCTATGGGGGGTACTCGTATATCTGATGGGCCAAAAGGAGTGCGCTATCGGACCCCTTGGGGCTGGGATGGTTTCCCTGATGATGAGTACGTAGAGCCGTGACAGCATACGAATGGATAGTTCCAGCCTCAGAGGAAGTTGGACTTGGTTGGGGTTGGGAGTTTACGCCCTTAGCCACTGAGTCCCCTTCAATCTCTGTACCACCAATGAAACAACCAGCAACAGGGACTATCTATGGAGGATGGTATGGACCAATATAACGAAAGAGTCACTAAGATAGAGTGGAGAGTTGATGGTCATGAGAATGAAATCTCTATCCTCAAGCAAACCTCCACTGACTTAAAGACAACCCTTGAAATAATCACCATGACTCTCAAGCAAATCAAATGGATTGCTATGGGCGCAGGCGCTGTTGTGTTTGCGGACCAATTAGGAATTATGGGTGTGCTTAAACTAGCGGCCCTATAACAAACTAGGAAAAACAACATGGCATCTCTCAATCCCTTCGCGGGGATTGCTGGGAGTGTCATGGAAGGTCTTGATGACCTGTTCACGTCTGACGAAGAGAAAGCGAATGCTACCCTTCGACTGACCGAAGTCCTCCAGAAACCCCACAACTTACAAGCGATGGCAAACATCGAAGGCGCTAAGCATAGCTCCGTGTTTGTGGCTGGATGGCGTCCTGCAATAGGGTGGGTATGTGCAATTGGTCTTGGTTACCAGTTCCTTATCCTCCCGTTTGCTGGACTCATCAACGCATTCCATGCATTACCGGCAGAACTCCCCGCTATCCAAGCGGCTGAACTCTCAACTCTCGTCATGTCCCTCCTAGGATTAGGTGGACTAAGAAGCTACGAGAAAGCTAAAGGAATAACCCGATGAAAAAAACTAGTGCTGACCTCAAGGGTTCGCTACTTAAATCTTTATGTGACCGGGTAGAGAACGGTGAGTTAGACCCACGGTCTGGCGAGCAAATACCTGCACCCGCAAGCACACTTAACGCTGCTGTTAACTTTCTAAAGCAGTTCCCACCTGAAGAGATGGTTGTCCAGACAGACAATAACCTGTCCGACACCCTTAAGAAGTACACCAACGTAATGCCTATCAAGGCAACTAACTAATCGAGGAGGCTTCACAACCCCTTCGTTAATCGAGGAGGCTTCGTGCCTCTTCACTACCCATCATTAAGGCAAGCCTATGCTCAACCCCTACATGATTGACGATAAGCCTCACTGGCAAGCCGCGTTCCCTGAAGAACTATGGCCTGCGTTTGATGACTTTCGTAACTTCCTAGCCATTGTGTGGCACCACCTCGGACTACCGCCCCCAACAGAGGCACAGTATGAGATAGCCCACCGTCTACAGTACGGTTACGACACAGCTGAAGCTATTGAGTTAGACAATCATCAACTAACCTCGCTGTATGAAAACCCTCGTGAAGACATTGTTCGATGCTTCCGTGGCGCAGGTAAATCTTATATCACATCAGCCTTCGCTATATGGCGGCTCATGCGTAACCCCCGTGACGAGAAGATCCTAGTTGTATCTGCCGCAGGTAGTAAGGCTAAGGAGTTCGTATCGCAGACTAAAGGTATCATCTCATCGATGCCAATCCTCAAGTGGCTTATAGAAGGCGCTCGTGAGAAAGGAGCTGCACGTAGAGATCAGGCTGACCAGTTCGATGTGTCAGGCAGTTCGTTGTCCCAGAGCTATTCCGTAGCTGCTAGGGGCATCACCTCCCAGATTACAGGTAGTCGTGCTACGTTACTGATCGCAGACGATATCGAGGTAGAGAAGAACTCCCTCACAGAGGAAGCCCGACAGAGAATCGTTAGGGTCGTACAGTCTGACTTCGTGCCTATCACCAAGACAGAGCATGGTAAGGGTGACATCATCCTATTGGGTACACCACAGACCGAAGAGTCTATCTACAACGTACTCGTTAAGGCCATGCAGTTCCGGACATTCACAATCCCAGTACGTTATCCCACAGTAGACAAGTTGAAGAACTACGTGCTACGTGACGAGTTAACAGGTGAGGATGTAAACATCTTAGCGCCTTACCTAAAGCGTAAGCATGCTAATGGTCTACTAGAGAATGGTCAGGTAACTGATACTCGCTTCGGTCATGACGAGATGGTCGCCATCGAGTCTAAGGGTAGAGCTACATACGCCCTACAGTACATGCTCGATACGAGTCTGTCTGATGCTGAGCGTTATCCATTACGTCAGTTCGACTTGGTTGTGTTCTCTACTAACCCCGTCAAGGCACCCTTGCAGGTACAGTGGGGTCGTGACAGTGATAAGAAGAATCAGATCAGAGACATTAGTAACCTAGGGTTCTCTGGTGACCACTTCTTAAGGCCTCTCTTCACTGATACTGAGTGGGAAGCTTATGACGGTACGGTGCTATTCGTTGACCCCGCAGGTCGTGGTAAGGATGAAACAGCATGGGCCATTGTGTCTACACTGAATGGCATCATGTACGTCCTCCATGTAGGTGGCCTTAAGGGTGACCCAGCAGAAGCCATGCAGCAGATCGCTATAGATGCTAAACGTTTCTCAGTTAACGTGGTAGAGGTAGAACCTAACTACGGACAGGGACTATGGGTTACTTCATTCGGTCCTATCCTTCAGAAGGTCTGGCCCGGCGGTTGTACTGTGCAGGAATCTGAATGGGCTAAGGGTCATAAGGAAGGGCGTATCATCGATACCCTTGAGCCTGTCATGACGCAGCACCGTTTAGTGATGGATGAAGCTCTCATACGTTCCGATGTCAAGAATACAGACCATGTGTACTCCCTTATGTACCAGCTTACACACATTACTCGTGACCGTGGATGCTTAAAGCATGACGATAGGGTGGATGCGTTAGCAGGTGCTGTTGCTTACTGGCAGAAGTCGATGGGTCAATCCGTAGATGAAGCTCGTCAAGGTGTCCTAGACTCCCGGTGGGAGCAGGAGATTGAAGACTTTATGGAGATGGCACAGGGTGGTTTCGCAGGCAGGGAACTAGGTAGCAACGTAGTGTCTATCAGAGGCCGTAGGAGGACGGATGGCAGTCGTTCAGTTATAACCCAACGCGATGTATAGGTAGGGTGGACGGGGTGTTAGACGGTGCGTGAGGCGGTGGTGAGGCGGGAGGGTGCTTTCAATTTTACGGGAAGATTCGTAAGGTCATATATCCCCTCGCGCACACTAACGCTACCCCCCGCCTACCCCCTCGGCTTGGACACAACGATGGCTCAAATCGGATGGGTGGGGGTGGGCCTCAAGGCTTGCTAATTGCTCATCAAATCACTAGCTAACAGACATTAGACAGACAGTAACGCGCACCGTTAAGCGTATCGCCTGCTATTGGTGGGCTTTATCGTTACTAGCAGTGTTGTATATAGATTTAGTGTATTTAATTTGATACTCATTTGATCGCTATTGTATGGGATGGAGGCGTTACGGCATGGGCGTTTCGCTCTGATTCGGTTAGCTCAAACACTTGCACACCACTGTTTTTTCGTTTCGTGCACTGTTGACAAAGGTTTACTGTATGCGCTCTAATGGATTTCTCGCCGAAACGCGACCGCTCTTTGACAATAAACGAGTTTATCAGGCCGGCATTGCCTAACAGTGCCGCCGAGTAAACCCGCAGTAACTAAACGTATCAAACTAAAAGGAAGCATAACCATGTTAAAGAAAACTGACTTTTCAGCATTCGACACCTATAACCTAATGACTAAAGCCGCTCTGATGCGCTTAGCTCGCGAGTATGAGGTTAAAGGGTCGCTCTTTGCAGATCCACTAAGCAATCCAAAGGTAGCAAAGAACGCCAAGGAAAACGGCGTGTTAACCTTCCCGTTACACTTAGCGCCATCTAATGTGAGTGGTTACAATACCTGTGCCATGGCTTCTGACGGCTGCAAAGAGGCATGCTTAAACACTGCAGGTAACCCAATGTATGCCGCAGGTAAAGAGGCCGCGAGAACGGCTAAGACGCGCTTATACTTCGAGAACCGCCCATTGTTTGTCGCTCTGCTAATCAAGGAAGTTATATCCGCTCGCACTAAAGCAGCCAAGCTAAACATGGCCCTAGCGTTTAGACCTAACGCAACTAGTGATATTAAATGGGAAGTGTCAAAGGTTAACCATGTGGGCGTTTTCATGACTGTTATTGAGCTAATCCATTCGGCAGCGCCAGAAGCTACCATCTACGACTATACAAAAGTGCCAAACCGTAACGTGCCAGGTTATTACTCGTTAACGTTTAGTTTATCTGAAAACAACGATGCGTTAGCAGCTGGCGAACTGTCACGCGGTCGTAACGTGGCGGCAGTGTTCACCACTAAGCGCAACCAACCATTACCAACCCATTACACAATTAACGGCGTTACCGCCACTGTGATCGATGGGGATCTAACCGACTATAGGCCAGAAGATAAGCAGGGTGTTATTGTTGGGCTACGTGCCAAGGGTGACGCGATAGGCGACACCTCCGGTTTTGTACGTCCAGAACACCAAACCACTTTTCTAGCCGCTTAAATCCAGTAAACATACGTTAAAGGAATCATGACAATGAATCTACCAGACAGCATAACAATAGGATCTATTGAGTTTTTAGCCCATACGTGGCCCCTAGTGTTTGGCCTTCCGGCCTTCTTAATTCTATCTGCCTTCGTGGGTGTTCTCTACGAAGTCGCCAGCAGGGAGCAATAGCCATGCAATTAGAATTATTTCCAGAGGCTGAACAACTAGAACTCTTTTGAGTTTATCAGGTGGTTTTCAGTACGAGAGCCACCGAGTAAACCAAACGTAAAACAAAAGGAAGCAATCATGAGAGCTACAAGCATTAATGTGAGCTATTACAAAACTGTCGAGGCAATCACTCAGGCTATTCATTCTATCGAAAATGACAGTGCGAACTATCATGGGGATTGGTTAAGAGGTGGCCCCGATATAACGCTAAAAGAAGGGGCTAAAAAGAAATTAGCCGCACTGCATAAGAATCTAAACCAAACGTAATAACAAAAGGAAGTATAAAGATGATCGTAATTACAGC